CTCAAGCTCAGCGATGCGATGGCGCAGCTGCAGTTCACGGGAATCGGGGTTCATTTTGAGGCGCGCGCCGGCGGTAGTCAGTGCCTTGGCAGCGTTGGCTTCGCGCTTCTTGGCCCGGGCGAGGGTTTCTTCGGGCGTAAGGGTCTTGGTCGGCTTACGATTGGCAGCAGCGGCGGCCTTCTTGGCTTCGAATTCATCAGCGGTACCGATGCGGTAGACACCGTTTTCGTCGACCAGGGGATACTTGCCCATGAGGCGCAACTGGGCGAAGATCGTGCCGCGGCTCTTATTGGAAATACCGACCGTCTCTTCGATGCTCTCGTTGGTGGCGCCACCCTGTTCGATGAGCCAAAGGGTGTGTTCACGCTTGTTGGCAAATTCCATGATAATGCTCCTGTGTTTGTTTTAAATGCATTGTGCACTTGATGTGAATTTAATATGCCTCAATTTCATCTTGATGTAAACCCTTTTTTTCACCGTTTTTAGAAAAATTTTCTCTGGTGTAGGGTTCCAAAGTTATGTTACTCGTCGGTAACGTCGGAAGTGAGGGCATGATATTCATCCAGAAGACGTGCGAGTTCCGGGTCCTGTGCACTCATTTGCTTGCACATGTCGAGGAACTTAGACTCAGTCAACTTGGATTCCATGGCCGCCTTGAGCGCGTTCATGCGGAACATACGATTGCGTGCCGCATTCACTGCTGCAACATGATTGGTAACATTACAGATGAGAAACGCCGAAGCCTTTTCCTTATACTCAAAGCCATCTGCCACAACCTTGACGATCTTATAACCATCGTGGCATTCAGCTACCACCAGGTCGCCAATGTTGCACTTAAATGTGGCTTGATATGAGTACACTTTATCAGACATGTGGTCAGAATCGGTTCCTTCCGCATACTTGAAGAACCTTACGCCGTAATAATAGAGCTTCATACCTCAGTTACCTCTTTAGTTTTAGGATTGATTGCACCCCAGGCCCATGTATGGTAGTCATCATCTTCAGCAGAACCGAAGGTACACATACCACACATGCAAGTATCATACACCTCGTCAGGGTTGTCGTCATCAAGCCAGGCTACAGTACCTAGCTTACCACAGACAATACAATACCTTTCCAGGTTGACATATGCGTAATCTTGTTGAGCTTTCATCGCTACTCCTCCGTATCTGCCACAGATGCGAAGACAGTAGCCGCGTCTCGAGTGAGGCTTATAGTAGGACGTGGGTCAGACGCAGGCACAATAGATGCCGCGCCGTACTCAGTCTGATAGAGCTTGTTGAATTCAGGGTCAGTCTTGAGGCCCTTAACCAGCTTTTCAATGGCTGCTACAGACTTGAGGTCAGCGTCAAACAGTTCGCTGGCATCGATGCCCTTTTGTTCCATGAACTGAATGACACGATCAGGAGATACAGACCACTTGCGTGACCCTCGTCCCTGGACGACCTTGTAACCTGGGATAGCTTCTGCCCCCTTCAGATAACATTGGGTACGCACATAGTCCTTGACGGCCTTAATGGCGTTTTCAAGAGATGGAATCTTGGCATAGAATTCCGCGATCTTCTTATGGTCTACGCGCTGCGCCTCAATATCCGCGTACATGGCGAAGGCTTCAGCGGCCTGCTGATTGACCTGGGCATGGCGTGCAGGACACACAGCATTGGCTCTGCACCACCTGCATGCGTCAAGAGATGGCCTAAGCACAGGATTGTCAATCCGTTCTGCCGTTCTGAGAGCCGGCGAGAGAACGGACTTATACCAGTTATCCACGTACTCTCGTGTTACAGTCTGGTAATCGAAGTTGTCGAGGCGAGGCTGCGCGACATGCACAGTCACCTGGTTAATAGACGGAAACTTTTCCAACAACAACCACGCATATGCGAGGAATTGAGGATTGTCCAACACGGCCACGTGCACGCCGCCACCAAATTTCCAGTCAATGATATGTGCCGCCTGTGTGGTAGGATTGATCAGCACCACGTCAGCAGTACCAGCCACATCCGTTTCAACAGCGGAAATCATATACATTTCAGTAAAGATCGCACTGTTGTTGTCACGAATGGACGTGAGGTAGTCCATGCACCGTTCCAAGAGGACCTTGTAATCAGTGCGCACATCAGGCATGGTGTTGGAATCAATATACTGCTCCATGTAGCTATGGAGCATGGTCCCCTCGGCAGCGTAGGGCGAAGTTGGGAGCTGCTCAATCCCCTCGCTCATGAAGACAGAACCTGGGCACGCAATGATGCGAGACAACTGAGACGGGGAATACTTGGCGTGCTTTGCGTTACTCATCGAGAAGCTCCTTTAGCTCTAACATGTTATATACAGCAGGAATTGCTATACTTTCAAAGTTGTAGTCGCGAAGATGGAGGCCTTGTACCGAGAAGGTGCACAGGCCATAATGGTCATGCCATGCTAAGAGCAAGTCTCCAACCATGTGCATTCTATGAGATTTGATCACCCATTTGACGCTGCCCTGCACCTCTTTGCCTGTGTCAGTTAATAAATGACATAGATATAACATCAGTAGTCCTCCAGCATACCGCCGAAAATGGTGAGACCGATGCCAAGACCTAGGCTCAGTGCCTGCCCATGCTGACTCATGTCGCATGTGAATGCTAGTATAATGAGGAGAACGCCAATGGACGAGAAGAAAAATCGGAGGTTAATCATGAGGATAACACCTCTTAAGTACGATTGGAGCAACTATCGCAATGAACGCGCCGCGCCAATCATTTAAAAAGATATAAGCCACGGCAGCGCTATGAAACACAGTATAAGAGAGACGCGTCCAGTTTATCATAATATACCTACGGCTTTGGCGTTCTAAGCTTTGAAATCCAATTTTGATTATTGTCCATGTCCTGCTCATTATTCAGTATTTCTTCCCAATGTTGAGGAGTCACATCTGTACAACAACAATCGAATGGACAAGGTAATGATAAAGGTACAGGACAAGGTCCAATATCACTATTATAACACATACGAGCCAATTCCACGGCCTTAGTCATATTTACCATAAGCATATCCTGCACGCCTTTGCCACGGAATGGGCCTTCTGATTGTCTAAATGATGGAGCTGAAGCAGAAAATAATGCTGCAGGCTTCCGCTTATACGTCCCCAGGTGTCTTCATCTGCGCACTGTTGGAGCGCTGCAACACACTTAGAATAAGGACAATTGTAACCTTCTGCCTCAGGAATAGAATTCCAGACTGCAGATTGATCATCCATTGGTTCTAAGGCCATATGCGTATAAAACTGAATTTGTGCCCGTTCTTCCATTGTCAGATTCGTGCTATTCATAATAAGCCTCCTATTCGTTTCATTCATAAAGATAGAATAGCACGAATCTGTTTTGATGTACACTGCTATAACACCATTATTTTTAGTTGATTTATTTGGTTATAAACTCTTTAAAGGCTTGGGCTCGTACCTCTTCTAACGTCCATGGAACCACATAATAGGTTTTAAGAGTGCGGCCTGCGCCTATTTGTATAACGCCATCAATAAACCGTGCTGATTTAAAAGGTAAAGTTAACGATTGTGATACTCCAGTTTGCAAATATTCCATAGCATATCTGCGTGCTGCATTCTTTATTGCAGGAAGGCTACCGCGGAAATCAGGCCATCTCATCTGAATAAGAGTTGTGAGTTGCTTGGCTGTTAGTAGCAATTTAGACGTTTGAACACTACCAATGTCTGCTAGAACGCTTTTTGGGTCAAATGAATCATCAATTGGGAAGCACTCTCTCAAGATCATATCGACCTCAGTCATGGCCGTACCTTGTACATTTGATTCATCAAGGCGCTTCATTATGTCTTGAGGAAGAATCCAGGGCTGCTTACCTTGTGCTACCAATTGCTCAAATTCTAGCTTCATCTGGCGATAGAAAGCGTGCCAATTAAAGTATATGAGGTCCTCAGTATGGATATGTTGTACACGCACCCACCACATTTTGCGAGTGCCATTGCGCATCATCCGCTGCTCATAGTCATTGGATGAGCCCAATACAAAGGCCTTGCGCTGGAGGCGTATGGAGTCTGAAGAGTAGATTGGTGTCACATCCAACCATGCCTTTGACATAATGGCCTTGAACTGGGAGCTGGATTCCTGGAAGTTGATGAATCCCTCTGCCTCGTCTATCACTAAAAAAGATGATGCAGCGAGAGCCAACTGGAAGTCCCGGAGCCCTTTTTCACTACGTATAACGCTTGTGAGAGACCTAACAAGGTATTTCTTGAGTGCTTGAGGTACCAGAGACTCGCAAAATGTGGACTTGTATGAGCTCTGAGGCCCGGTCAAATAAAGAAAGCCTTCTGCAGAGTCTATCCCAGTATTGGGAAAGCAGTTGAGTTTTATGATAAGCATGAATGAGGCATAAAATATGGCGCGAGCCACCTTTAGGTCCTGTGCCTCATCGAATTCTATAAATGTCATGAGTTGGTCAAGAGTGGGCGACCAGGTATGAGGTGGTGTGCGTGGTGGCACAGGCAACAATGGCCGCGTGTTAGTGGAGTATATAGGTGTCAATGAGTCGTCTGACTTCAACCACATATCAAAGATATTAGGTTGGATAGCCTGTTCTAACAGCACCTTGCATATGGCCTGCGCTCCCTTAAGAGTGACATGAGAGCTAGGAAACATCGACCGCTGTATCATGGTTATGAGATGCGTTTTAAATGTTTTGCCATCAAACGGTCCCATCATATGTGGGAGAATAAAGGGAGAATTGAAGTGCTTTGTAAGGATTTCCTCATTTCCAGTAATATAATAGTTCTGAAAATCAGAATAGATCTTGAGGTCATAATACTTCATAAAGTAAAGATAGTTATCTATCGCCTCAATATCTGGGATTCTGGCACCTTTTGTTGTTTGTTTCATAACAGGGAACTGCATTCTTAGCTCTTGAGCGAGAGCAAAAATTGTAGCTTTAGTCAGGTATCTATCATGAGGGATAGCGTTAAATGACGACCATTTTTGAATACATGAATCGCTACCAGTATAATGTGTGGGATCTGTAGCAGACCATTCATCAAATGACATAGCCGCTTTCATTGTCAACTTTTGTGAAACTGATGAATGTAAGGCCATCCCGATTGACAACCAAAAGTCATAATGCTCATATGTACGACCAGTTAAGGCTTCCCATGTGAGCTTGACTTTAGGTGATTGATTTAAAGGAATAAGTTTCAGTGCTTGAATTAGCTCATCAAATTCCTCAGGTGAGTCAATGGTTGCAGTGGAGTTGGTGGTAGTAGAAGGTATGAGAGCGGTTTTACGGGCTTGTGCGCGTTCTTCATGCTCAGTAGGAAGGTCAGTGATAGCATGAAACTCTTCATCAGTCAGAACGTGAAGAGTAGGCGAAGAAATTGGCGCCACCTTCCCTGTCACAACCATGAAATTGCTATGAATTGATGTTTGCCCTTTGCCCAGTGCAGTTTGAACGGGATGTTTGCAATATGCCGGATATTGAAACGATTTGTTCTGGTACAGGTAGTACAGGTGCAGCTTATTGTTTAAAGAAAACTCTGTGTACGTATTGGGGAGAAGAGAGGTAAGAGTTGGGTCATGCTGGTCAAGATACCGCTGACAAACTTGGGGATCATCTAAATCCACTACAATCAGTTGATTATAGATGGATGTAAAGATTCCTGCGTTAAATGTCGGATGCTCTGTCAGGAATGGGAGCAGAGAGATAAGAGTTTGACCGGTTTCACTACGTGGAGCATCTTGAGGGTTTGCCCACAGAGGGACCTTAGCCTGTGGCGAATTATCCGCGCCAGTGGAACGCGTCCAGTTTGGAATAGACGCTAGAGTGGCGGGGATATTTTGTGTGTTAATGGCCATTAACGCTCCTCCCTACGTTCGTACTATCACAAGCTGGACAAGGCTTGAGTTGGAAGCTATCCATTTTTCGTCTCCGGCTTTGCTACTTTCTCAAGAGCGAAAAACGGGACATATATAACCCCGCCGCAAATGTCCTTTGAATACATCACGCAATAAGACGAAGTGCAAATTTCCCTGATACGCCCGACTTTCCCAACAATGTGTTCCTCTGCATACTTTTGATCCAGGAAACCAAACGGGATTCCATTTTCACCTCGCTTCCACCATCTCGTAACTCTAACACAGTCACCTTCCTTAAAATGCGGATACACGTCAAACATTTTCCTCCTCCTCCACCGCTTTACGGGCAGCGTTTCTCAAGGATTCCGTGCAATCCCCGTTGCACATATCAGATTCCGATGACCAACACCACACGCAGCCGAAGCTGTCCTTCACTTGGACTCCGAGCGTCTTGGCCAGCCAGTCGGCTTCCTTGTTAAGACGCTCGTTTTCAGCACGAAGGTGCAAGATTTCCGCGATGTCAGCCTTCACCACATCCGGGGAGTTGGCGGGGATATTTTGTGTGTTAATGGCCATTAATTACGCTCCATGGCTTCAAAAATGTCAGACATAAAAGCAGGGATAAAGGTCTCGCAAAGCTCTGTCATTAACGCTCCCTGGATTGCCTGATATGGCTTAAGAAATGGGTAAATACGATACCTATCTACTTTCAGATATGCTGCAATATTAGAGACAGGGAATCCCGCAGCATAAAGACAAATGGCTAATTTTTGGTCTCTGTCATCAAGTACGGGGGTTGTGCTCTTGATATTTTTTACTACTGCCAGAATTTCAGAACGCGTCATACCCATGATTTTTCTCCTGTGTTGATGGTAAAATTAACAGGCCTTGTACAAGCCTTGTAAAAACATCATAACAAATTTTTATTATGATGTACATACTTTTTTTTTATTTAAGTATTTCAACCCTTTATCGGGCGCTCAGTTAATTCAGGTAGTTACGGAGAATACAATAATTTCAGGTATTTAAAAATGCTTAGTTAAATCAGGTGCTTTGGACGTTTTTCATGAATACGATGAACACGTTTATCAAAGTTAAGTATTTCAACTGTTTATGAGGCGCCCAATTAATTCAAGTATTTACGGAGAATACAATAATTTCAGGTACTTGACTTTGTTTAATTAAATCAAGTGCTTTGGACGTTATTTCCGATAAAAGTACATATAAAAATTAAAGGCAATCATTTCAACCATTTAATTTTTTCCCCTTGAGGTTAATAATTTCAGGTACTTATCTCAGAGTGAAAATCGTAGTAAATTTCCAATAGGGTATAAGTACTTGAAATATATGAGGATTCGCGGAATATCGATTTTAGCGGCACACTCCCCAAAAACCTTTATATATATACTCCTTTAGAACTAATTTTTACTAGGTTATTAATTTATTTTTATTACTTTATCACTTTATTACTTTATAATAATAAAATAATATAATAAATATAAGGGTTTATGTAGTGCCCAAATGAAAGTGTGGAGGCCTAAGCGATTTTTCGCGACACTTTAGTATTTTTTTGCCCTCCGTTCTGCCAATATTTTGCCGAGAGTTTTTCTGAAAGAGCAGATCCGCGAGTCCCCGAATCCTGAGTATAAAAGAAGGCCCGCATCGTGAAATGCGAGCCTTGAAAATAAGAATTTTACTGATTAAGAAGCAGCTTCCCAAATGAACTTCTTGCCAAGCGGGTCAGTGGCGATCATGATGCCCGCCTTCTTGAGATAGGACAAATTGGAGCTAATGACCGCGGGCGACGTGTTGCAGGTCTCAGCAAGTTCCTTGATGCTCATATGAGTGCCATTGGCGAGGGCTGCCTGAATCTTGTTCTTAATAGAATCAGGATTGTTGAACTTCTGCTGATACGTCTGTACCGCGAGAACCAAGTCTTCATGAGAGAGGGCATTGAGGGCTTCGAGCGACAGATTGTTGAGTTCGTTGATGGTCATGGTAGATCTCCTAATGGTTAGAATTTATTTAGCGTCATCACGCTCATTTGTTGAATTCAGTATACGCCTATTCTAGAGGGTTGTAAACTCTTTTCTGAATAAAATTTAAAAATATTTTCTGTCCATCTTGCTTTCTCTATACGGGTATAATTGCGGACTTGGGTTGTCCTGCAATTCATTCTACCACACATCGCGGACATTGTACACGCCAAAACCTTGGACCTGGGCAACCCTCATGGGTCAGTGACAGCTAATGATAGCGGGTGACTCCTGAATGCTCAATCAGAGGTAGGTGACTGCGGGTGACTCCTGAATGCTCAATCAGTGGGTGTCTGTCATCAGCTGTCAGTGACACCCGGTTGAACGCACGATCAGCCGGTCCGTCTTGCCCGCGGCGGCCGATCTGGTGGTACGGTGAACGGGAGTGAACCATATCATCATAGCTGAACAAAGTGAAGCGCTATTATCTGTGGAACGGAGTGACACATTGTCCCAATGGTTGAACCAGCGGTGAAACACCTCACGAGAAGCAAGGGCGGAGTCCCGAAGCGTATCTGCTGATTCGAGCGAATAACATGAGCGAGCTTCCACTATCAAGAGTTGAGGCGGAGCCTCAAGCTCGTATATGTCCAGTTACAGCGTAGCAGCGCTAGCTGTATGAGCGATTAGGCTTGTAAGTGAGGGTGGAACCCGAAACGAAGAGCCGCAGCGAATACCATACTAGCGAAGCGGGCCTAATAGTTGCGAATGAATCAAATTATTTTATTTGCGTTCACCGGAAGGTGAATGCGAGTAAAATAATTTGATTGAGCCACCACGCGGTACGCAAGTGAATAAAAGAACTATCAAGAATATTGTTGACAGCTATCAATGATTCTGATAAGGTGTATCTAACGAAAGGGAGGAAATATGAATAATGAAATATTGGATAGTTTGAGAAGAATTAGTTGTGGTATGGAAATTGTTATGAGAGATGTAATAGAAGAAAAGTATAATATGGATAGAGATTATATTGAGATAGAAGATTGGGAATTGGAATTAGAGGAAATTATTGGTAAGGGTGTAGTAGAAGGTTGGAAGGAAATAAATAGAGTTATAGAAAAGATGGAGAAGTAAAATGAGAGAAGTATATTGGATTGGTGATAGGTTTATAGTAGAGTGGGAAGATGGAAGAGTAGAAGAATTTGAAGTAGAAAAGATAGAGGAGTTGAAGAAGGAATTGAATTTAAGGGATAGAATAGAGTTTGAATTGAGTATGATTGAGAGGGAAGTAGAAAAGGAAGAATTGGGAGAAGAGGAGGAAGAAAAGAGGATAAAGGAAGAATTGAAGGTTAATTGGGAAAGGATTATGAATGATATAAAGAAGGATTATTTGGAGGATTAAAATGAAGATTAGTGAATTGATGTATGATTTGGAAGAATGTAAGTTGGAAGTTGAGAGTGTGTTGTGGGAGATAGTTTGTGATAATAGAGGTATAGAGAGTGTGGAAGATTTGGATGATAGATTGTTATTGGTAGAGTGTATGGATGATTTTTATGGAGGTGATAATTGGGAGTTGTTTAAGTGGTGGATGGAGTTAGAGGAAGTGTTTATGTGGTTGTATGATTTAAGTAATGAGTAGGAATGTGATAGAGGAACTTATAATGGTTCCTCTATCATTTTCTTTCAATCGGCTGGCAACGCCAGATCCGACGAGTAATACTATTATTCTTAATGGGGTATTAGGGAACAACGTGACCGTCCCATTAAGAATAATAGTGTTACGAGGAGGATAGATTGAAAGAAAATGATAGAGGAACCATTATAATGCACATGATATGAGAAATACCTAAATACTTTGCTGTTCAGGTATGAATTATGTCATAAAGAAATGTTTTTCTAGAAAAATTGGGGCCCCCGGGGGCAAGGACGCGGAGAAAAAGTAGTTCTTAGGTCATCCCGCATTATATTTGTCTCTTTTTCCTATTTCTCTACAACATTTGTTGATAATTCCTTATACGTGCGCGTCATGCGAAGAATCCTCATAACACATGAGTTCTATGCACAGAACTCGAGTTCTATAGAAAAAGCATGAGGGGCCTTGGTATTTTATCATTTCCACATTTTTCTCTATAGAACTCACCCCTCATGCCAATTTCACCTCTATAGAACTACTGAGTTCTAAAGCTCCGAGTTCCAGAACTCAGGGCTTTAGAACTACTGAGTTCTAAAGCTCCGAGTTCCAGAACTCAGGGCTTTAGAACTAATGAGTTTAGAGATTTGACCAAAATTCTTGTGTACATTTCCCAAAATACTTGATATGGTACTTGTGTAAGGAGAAAATCATGGATATTTCGACCCGGTGTGACAATATGCAGCAGCAAGTTAGGTTGCTGTATGAGATATTCGGCTTTGAGGCAGATGAAATCGCCCCATTTGTCGGTCTCGCGCCCACCATGGTCAAAATGATGATAGCTGATGGGCAGTACATAAAAGCCCCGACTAAATTTTCCAGCTTTTCGAAGAACGCAGACGACGCGAGGGACCAACTGATTGAAGTGATAATGCGTAAACAGATGGCCTTTGCGCCTATTTACGCACAAACTGAACTCATTCTTCTGCAAAAAGTAGCTGAATTAGCATCAAATATGGATGCAGATGACCCCAATGCGGCTCGAAAGCTCGACCTTCTTGCAAAAACTACGGCTACCCTCAATCAGGCAACTGTTGCGGCTATTTTGTCGCAGGTATCACAGAACAAATCTAATGATAGTGGGATGAAGATAGAAGTAGTCAATACATTTTCAAACTAGGGACCTTCGTCATGGCCATAGCCCCAAAAGTCATAACCATACCACGCAATTTTACACCGCGTGACTATCAAATTCCTCTGTACAATTGCCTGGCAGAAGGATATAAGCGTGGGTTGGCTGTGTGGCATCGAAGGGCTGGCAAAGATAAAGTGTTTGTTAATATTCTGGCCAGAGAGTCGATCAAACGCGTTGGAACTTATTTTTATATTCTTCCGTATTATAAACAGGCGCGTGCGATCATCTGGGAAGGGATGGACAAAACAGGGTTTCGTCTGATAGAGCACATCCCTAAAGAGTTGTGGGTTCGCAAAGACAATCAGCAGATGACTTTAGAACTCGCCAATGGCTCATTTATTAGATTTCTTGGGTCAGACAATATCGATTCCATTGTGGGTACGAACCCCGTGGGCGTCATATTTTCAGAGTTTTCGTTGCATAAGCCTGAGGCTTGGCACTACCTAAGGCCAATCCTGCTAGAAAACGATGGGTGGGCCTTGTTTAATGGGACGCCTCGGGGTCATAACCACCAGTGGGAAATGGACCTGTACGCACGTACCTCCGACGACTGGTTTTACTCCAAAGCAACCATAGACGACACCCATGTGATGACAGAGGAGCAGGTACAAGAGGAAATCGATGCCGGTCTTCCTCCGGCCCTGGCAAAACAAGAATTTTATTGCTCATATGAGGCTGCATTGGTTGGTGCATATTACGGTGAGCGCATGGAGGCCATCTCGTCACACATACTCCCTACCATTTCATGGGAGCCCAATCTCTTGGTCAATACTGCATGGGACCTGGGCATTGATGACGAGTTAGTCATATGGCTGTATCAGAAGGTGCATAGCGAAATCAGAATCCTTGATTGTATCCATGATAATGGACATGCTCTGGATTACTATGTGCGTCTGCTCAATCAACGTCCATATGCCTATGGATACCATATCCTCCCTCATGACGTTGAAGTCAGAGAGTTATCTTCTGGTCGCAGTCGCAAGCAGACACTGATGGACCTGGGACTCCAAGACATACGTGTCAATAAGCGCATACCTGTGGAAGATGGGATCAATATGGCCCGTAATATACTCCCCAGGTGTTGGTTTAGTGAAGATAAATGTTCAAAAGGCATTGAAGCCTTGAAGGGCTATCGTGCGCAATATGACTCGAAAACGAAGACATATGGGGCGCCAGTCCATGATTGGATGTCACATTATGCGGATGCGTTTAGAATGATGGCGCAGCATGAGCGTTACCAAGAGTTTGCAACACGCACTCTACCCAGTCGTACACGAGATTATGACTATAATCCGTTGACATATGGAGAATAACATGGGCGGTACAGTCAAGAAAATTTTTGGTGGTGGCAGCTCTCCCAAGCCTGATACGAGTGCGTATGAGGCCCAGCTCGAGGAGCAGCGCAAGGCGACGGAGGCTGCTGAGGCCAAGGCTGCAGCAGCTGATGCACGTGCTAGAGACCAGCAGCAGCGGTTGCAGCAGGGCAGAGCGGCCACCATTTTCACCAGTGGTGAGGGCGACACAAACATCAAGACGAAGAAACCCACTCTGGGTTCTGGGATGTAGTCATGGCATCGCCCGTTGATATTGCGTCTATCTTTAAGCGCAAGGGACAGACTCCGACTCCTGAGACTCAGACACCGAGTCAGGGGTCGTCTATCATCAGATCATTCTTTGTTCGTGAGGGCGGGACTGAGACTACTCCTGCGCCACAGCGACCCAATCCTGTGTTGAGCTATTTTGACCCGGTGGCGTACTCTCAGCAGCGGGCGGCGTACAACAAGTCGCAGGGCATTGAAGAAACTGCGCCTAAGGCAGAAGTCAAAGAACTGACTGAAGAAGAAAAGCGTAATGCTGAGCAACGCAATAAGAACAAGGCATTTGCCTCTGGGCGTCAGGCGACTATTTTTAGTCAACCTGAGTCGTCCAATATCAAGATCAAGAAGCCTACGTTAGGCTCTGGGAGCTAATTCATGACAGTAGGTCGTTCCACAGAGGTCTCTCAGCGAGAGCGGGATGAAGTCAAGCGTATCATTAAGCGCTTAGACCAGCTCAAGTCTGATAGGGCGAATTTTGAAGCTCACTGGCAAAAAATTGCCAAAGTAGTGATGCCTTTCGATATGTCCTTTCTCTCGCAGTATCAAACTGAGGGAGTAGACACCGACCCTCGTGTGTACGACTCGACTGGTATTCATTCTAATGAGCTGTTGGCATCAGGCTTTTATTCTTTGTTGACAAACCCTGCATCACCCTGGTTTGACCTGAGTGTGGCCAATCAGAAATTGGCAAATAACTCGGCAATCAAACGATGGTTGGCAGATGTAACGCGCATCATGGCCTATGAAATTCAGCGCCCTCAGTCGGGCTTTACTACTTCTCTTCATGAAGGGTATCGCTCATATGGCGCGTATGGCAACATGTGCATGTTTGTCACAGAGAAAAAGGACCTGACAGGTCTTCAAATCAATTCTCTGCCTCTTTCTGAATGCTATTTTGCAGAGAACGCTGAGGGGCAGATAGGATCGCTCTACCGAGTATACAGACGCACCGTCCTTCAATTGGTCGAGGCGTTCGGTAAGGCTAACCTGCATCCGGAGATCGTTAAGGCGTATGATGATGGGGAACTGAGCACCAAGTTTGAGATCCTCCATGTGGTGGCTCCGAATATTGAAGCAGATCCCCTCAGCATCAAAGCAGCCAAGGCCATGCCTTACAAATCCACGTATGTGGACACGAAGCATGGACTTGTCATTCAGGAATCGGGATACAATGAACGTCCTTTCATGGCAGCGAGATTCTACAAAGCATCACATGAGACGTATGGTCGTGGCCCAGGTTCCAATGCTCTTCCCGATCTCCGGATGCTGCAGCAGATAGTTTCGACTAATCTGCGTGCAGCACAGAAAATGATTGATCCGGCTCTTATGATTCCGGACCAGGGTTTTGTGTCACCCATCTCGACCAAGCCTGCGGCGATTAACTATTATCGTACCGGCTCCATGGATCCTAAGGGCGTAGTTCCTATGCAAACAGGTGGACGCCCTGATCTTGGTCTTGATATCATTAAAGACCTTCAGATGCGCATTCGGGAAATCTTCTTTGTGGACCAGCTTCAGCTGAACACAGGACCCCAGATGACGGCTACTGAGGTTATGCAGAGAACTGAAGAGAAGCTTCGTCTTATGGGCCCGGTTGTGGGCCGTGCTGAGAATGAGCTTCTCTCGCCTCTGATCATTCGGTGTTTTGGTATTCTTATGAGAGCAGGCAAATTTGATACTCCTCCTGAGGAGTTGATGCAGCCTGGTGTGAAACTGCAGATTGTGTATACATCGCCCATTGCAAAAGCTCAGCAACAGGTTGAGGCTAATAACCTTACCAGAGCTATGCAAGTCCTTACTCCGTTCCTGTCATTTGATCCTGCCGCGATGGACAAGTTCAATACTGACAAGACTGTGGAAGGTGTGTGCGACATGTACTCGATCAATCCTGAATACTTGCGAGATGATTCTGAAACTGCAGAAGTCCGGCAAGCGAGAGCAGAAGCTCAGCAGCAGGCCCAAATGGCAGAGCAGATCAAGAATGCGGGTATCGGTATGAACAACATTGCCTCGGGTATGGATACCTTGGGCCAGATGGAGCAGTAAATGGCAGAACTCTCATTTGAACAGAGACAAGCCAAGCAAGCCGAGGTCATCCGGGCTTATAATCGGTTGTTTAATACGACCGATGGTAAGTTGGTTCTGGAAGACCTTAAACAGGCTCATTGGATTAACCGTCCCACGTTTGACGTTAACACAAACCTTATGAGCATGCGCGAAGGCGAGAGAAACGTGGTTCTCCGCATTATGGCGCTTGTCGAAGATGGAAGGACCCTCTAATGGATAATCCCACTCCGATTTCTGGCGGCGAAATTGCCGCTGGTGGATCCACCACTACTTCTCCGGCCCCTTCCCAGCCGGCTTCCCCGCCGCCAGCCCCCGCTGATGCTCCTAGCACTCAGGCTGGCAATCCTCCGGCCTCAGGGAGTTGGTTTGACCAGCTCCCTGAGGAACTGAAGGGAAGCAAGAGTCTGGCGAAGTTTAAGGACGTCAACAATCTTGCTCAGGCCTATGTTCATGCGGAATCGCTCATTGGACGCGATAAAATTCCGGTACCGAAGACCGATGAAGACTGGCAAGACGTCTATAACCGCCTTGGGCGCCCTGCTACGCCTGATGATTATTCTCTCAATGCTGATGCTCTTAAGCAAATGCAGCTTCCTGAGGATATAGTATCAGTCCTGGAAGAGGACCTTAAATGGTTCAAGCCCACGGCGCACAATCTCGGTCTTAATGACCGACAGGCGACGGCACTCATGCAGGCCTTTGTGGCTAACGTGAGTGAAACTATGTCTTCGAGAACTATGGACCAAGATACCGAACTGAAGCAGTGCGAAAATATGCTTCGTAAGGAATATGGTCAGGCATACGACTCGAAGATTACCATTGCACAGCGTGCTCTGTTTACCCTGGGTGGCGAAAAGCTGGTTGACGAAGTGAACAAGACGAGTCTGGGTCGCAACCCTGCATTCGTCAATATGTTCGTTCGTATTGGTGAACAGATGCATGAAGAACTCGGTTTGGATCTCGGTGGACAACCGGATACCCCTGCAGATCTTGATTCTCAGATTCAGGAACTGCAGCGTCATCCGGCCTTCCTCGATTCGACTCACCCCGAGCATAAGTCTGTTGTTGACAGGATCCGCGTTCTGTTTGAACGTCGGTATCCCAATGGGTCGTGAGTCGCCCATTGAATGAGGGCCCGAAAGGATAACCCCTCACTCAAACTTTATGGAGAAAACCAATGAGTTTTCAGATTACTGAAGCCTTTGTGCAGCAGTACAACAGCACTGTGTCGCTGGTTTCCCAGCAGAAACAGTCGCGTTTGGAACCCGCTGTGCGCGTGGAAACCATCCGTGGCACGCGTGAAGCTTTCGATTCCATCGGTACTGTTGAAGCCCAGCCTCGTGGCGGTCGTCACGCTGACACCCCTCAGATGGACACTCCGCATATGCGCCGGTGGGTTACGTCTGCCCCGTACAACTGGGCGGACCTCATCGACAAGCCCGACCGTCTGCGTATGCTGTATGATCCCACGTCGCCCTATGTGCAGAATGCCGTCATGGCCTTCAACCGCGCGAAAGACAAAATCATCATCAATGCCGCCTTTGCCCCTGTCTGGACGGGCGAACATGGCGATGTCCAGAAGACGTTCCCGACCAGCAACATCATCCCGCATGACAACACCGGTCTGACTATCGAAAAGCTTATTCAGGCCCGCGGCATGCTGTGGCGGAATGAAATCGATGAAAGTGAACCCCTGTTCGCCGCCGTCACCAGCTTCCAGCTGGAAGACATGCTGAACAACACCAAGGTCCAGTCGGCTGACTACAACACCATCAAGGCCCTCGTGCGCGGTGAAATCAATTCCTTCATGGGATTCACCTTCATCCGCACTGAGCAGCTTGAAAAGGACGGCGCGGCGCGTAAGTGCATCGTGTGGTCCAAGCCTGGTCTGCTCCTTGCCAAGGCGGAAGACATCACCACCAAGATCTCTGAACGTGGTGACAAGAACTACTCCACGCAGGTCTACGCTGAAATGGACCTCGGCGCGGTGCGTATGGAAGACGAAAAGGTCCTGCAATTGCAGTGCAAGGAAGGTGCGTAATGCAGTACTCCAACGTTGCTGGAAAGCAGAAGTCCAATGACGTGTACCGGTATCCGGCGGAATTGGCCTCCGGTAAGGTACGTCGCCTGAAATTCGAAACTGTGACTACCGACGCTGACACCGATATCACCATCGGGTTTTTGCCGTCCGGCACGACCAGTATTCTCGGTATTTCCCGTATGCTGGCGTCTATCGCCACCACTGCCTCCATTGTCATTCCCGCGCATAAGTCCATGGGTGGAGAAGACGTAGCTGAGAAGACCATTCGTGCCGCAGCCGCGGCTAACACTGCGGGCGGTGTGCCCATGACGGATGCGCTTACCGGCGTGGATATCGATTCTCAGACTCAGGTCCCGGTTATTCTGAAGTTCTCGGCCTCCGCTGCGAAGGGCACCAAGCTCGACGGCGAACTGTACTTCACCTACGAATAAGGAGCAAAGCCATGGCGTCCTCTATCGAAATTTGTAACGATGCATTGACTATGTTGAGTCAGGAACCTGTTATGGCTCTTGATGATACAACTAAGGCTTCTCGCCTGTGCAAGCAGCGTTATGAACCGGTACGGGACGCCTTGCTTCGCTCTTATCCGTGGTCCTTTGCTATGAAGCGGGAGATTCTTGCACGAGATCTCGAATCTCCCGCTTTTGGCTATGCCAACGCGTATTCTCTTCCTGTAGACTGTGTTCGTGTAGTTAGTATTAATGACAGGACACAAGAATGGCAAGTCGAAGGCCGTAAGGTCTTGACCAACGCAGACAAGGCGCAACTTCGATACATACGCAAGGTTGAAGATCCTAACGAAATGGATGCGATGTTCAGAGAGTGTTTGACACTCAAGTTGGCCGCTGATATGTGCATTTCGTTGACCAGCAATATTGATCTCAAGTCGATGTATGAACAGCTTCTTGAGCGCAAGATCAATCTGGCTTATAATGCATCGGCCATTGAGAGTACTCCTCCTGAGGTCATCGAAGGTAACTGGATTCTGTCGAGGTATTAAACATGCAGGACGCAATTCCGATTCAAGTATCATTTGCTTCCGGCGAACTTAGCCCACGAATGCATAATCGCATCGACGTGGATGCTTATTTCGCTGGTGCTGCTGAGATGCGTAACCTGATTGCACTCCCGCATGGACCAATGACTCGTAGGATGGGTTCACGATTCGTCATCAATTGTAAGAGTGAGAAAGTTAAACTCATTCCATTTAAATTTAGTACCAGTCAGTCGTTCATTCTTGAATTCGGTAAGACTGCGAATACTGGTTATGGTGGATATATGCGTGTCCATTATAACGGTGGTACAGTTGTAAATGACAATGGATCTATTTACGAACTGCCAACCTATTTTATTGATGATGCATGGTATGACCAGGTAACCTGGGCACAGTCCGGCGACGTATTGTGGTTGTGTTATTACAACTATTCACCCCAGCGCCTCATTCGTAAGGCAAATAATAACTGGGAATTGGATACGCCTATTGCTCATACACCAGACAATGACCCAGTTCCGCCGCAGTGGCAAAATTTCAACTGGCCAAGAGTTGTTGCATATCATGAACAGCGCTTGGTCATGGGAAGCACTCCTGCACAACCATTGACATTGTGGTTTTCTGAGATCGGGGATACTACCCGATTCTATCGTAATCGGGCTCCCTCTGACCCGGTTCTTGATACTGACCCGATGAACTATACCATGGCCACTGATATGGCAGATGGTATTAAATGGTTGCACTCTACTGACGTACTTTTGTGCGGAACTGGTAGTGCAGAATACCGTATTGCGCCATCATCCTTGGGTGAAGCTCTTACACCGAGTAATATCAAGATTACAAAGCAGACCAATTATGGTTCTATGGCTGCACAAGTTGTCCAATTGGGCTCATCTGTATTGTTCATTCAAAACAGTCGAGATCGTGTGCGTTCTCTTGATTACTCGGTTCTTGATAACCAGTTTGCAGCCACAGATTTGACTATCTTTGCAGACCACATTCTTAAAGGCAAAGTCAAAGATGTGGCATATATGAGTGCACCAGACACGTACTTGTGGTGTATTACTGATACTAATCAGTTGATTGGCATGACATATGAAAAGCAACAGAAAGTACTTGCTTGGCATGCCCATTCATTCGAAGCTCAGACCCAATCTGGATATGAGAATGTCGAACTGAAGAGTATCAGTTGTATCCCTGGTCCTAATGGTGACCAACTATGGCTTGTTATTAAAAGAGGAAATCGTACATCTACGATTGAATATATTGACAAGATTGTTAATGAGTCACCAAATTTGAGTGTTGAGTCTTTTGCTGATGGTCAGGTAGTATATCAAGGTACTGCTACTTCAACCATTACTGGTCTCAATCATTTAGAAGGACTTAAAGTTGCTCCTCTTATTAATGGATGGGTCCATCCTGAAGTGTATGTACAAAATGGCGCGATTACGCTTAATCAAGCAGTAACTAACTGCGTCATCGGTGTTCCATATACTTCACGGTTTAAGTCCATGGTTATTCAGGCATCTGACCAGGTATCTACAGGGGCATCGAGAAAGATTGTTAGTGCTACATTCTCTTTGCTGAATTCTCTGGGATTGAGATTCGGCATTGAGGGCCAAAGCATGCAAGAGAAGTTCTTTGGCCCAACCAAAATTATGAATAAAGCACAGCAGTTGTTTACAGGAGACTTTACTGAGTCTGTGGCGTCTTCTAACAATGAAACGCAACAGCTCGTAATTGAACACAAGACACCCTATCCTCTCATGGTTAGGGCTATTGTGTACCATATCAATCCGAGGCGGGTTAACTAATGAAGCCGATTTTCCGGGAAGTAAATCTGGCACATCACATTGGTAGAGCGATTCATTTGATTGATGCGCACTGCCAAGAGGTAGTTGGACAGGGTAAGAAGTATAATCCAGACATTGATTATCTCTGTATGGGGTCAAACACTGGGTTACTGCATACGTTTGATATTGAGGACAATGACAAGGTAGTAGGATATGCGGTTTTTATGATCGCAAAAGATTTTATCACCAGTGAACGGTCGGCGTCTAATGTAGCCATTTATGTGTCGCCTGAATATAGAGGGCGTACAGCAGTCAGGTTTATGCAGTACACTGAAATGATGCTTTTGTCCAAGGGTATTAAGCAAATAAATTTTCATGTACCTCCGAGTTCTATGGCAGAAAAGTGCCTCGCTCATTTAGGGTACAATCTTCGTGAGAAGGTTTACTACAAAGAGTTCTAAAGCTCATTGGGAGTAGAATATGGCAATGTCCACCCTCGCTATGGCTGCAGTCGTAGGTTCCACACTTGTTGGAACTATTGGTTCTTTGCAGCAAGCTGAAGCACAATCTGCTGCGTATAAAGCCCAACAGGCGCAATCTCAGTATCAAGCAGAACTTTACGAGCTGAATTCGCGGAAAGAAGCTGCTAATATGGGTGTAGAAGCCACCAGACTGCAAGCTAAGCAGATTGCGGCGGCATCTGCTAGTGGCTATGAACTTGATAGCGGTTCTTTTATGGACCTGGTTAATGAATCCGCGGAGAATGCCAAACTTGATCGTGAGGATGTTCTTCGTACAGGGCGTTTACAAGCTGAAGCCAAACGAGTTGAAGCAGATTCATATGGTAAAGCAGCAAAGGATTCTAAAACCAGTGGATGGGTTAACGCTGCAGCATCTTTGTTCAAGGGCGCAACCAGTGGTTATCTGGTCGGTAATAAAGCAGGATGGTGGGACTAATGGCTAAGGAAATTCCACGCTATTTTGGTGACCCACAAATTGACCAAGTTCCTGTAGGAGCAGTACCTAGCGCCAGTGCTATGGCTGCT